ACCTAAACTTTAGTTAATTGAGGAGATACAATATGTAACCAGAAGTAGGTAAAACTTATTATATTCAGTTAGCACCAAAGGCTACCCTGATCACTAGAAAAGCAATAGATGTGACTAATAAAACTGTTCAGTTACTAGATAAAGAATCTGTAGATTATAATTATAATACTGCTAGATACAAACTATCTGATATTGAAATACTCGAGGAAGTAAAATGACAATTTATTACAGCTCAGATAGTGAAAGATATGAATACAACAGTATAGATGAAGCTATTGAATCAGCTACCAGTGATTTTCCACATGAAAATGGTGATCTTATATCAGTCTACAGTGGTGAAAGTGTACCTGTGGATATTACAAAGTATATTCCTGACATCTGTGAGTTTATGCAAGAAATTGCTTATGACGATGTTGGTGACATAGCGAATAACTTTCCTGATGCTACTGTAGATTTACAAAAAGAAATTCAAGATGAAGTAGAAGCTATAGTTGTTAGTTTATTCAAAAAACATAGCTTAATACCAACATTTTATAATATTAAAAATGAGAAAGAAATCACAGTTAAAATTTTAAATGTTGAAACTGGCGAGTATGAAATAGTTGAGGAAACTAATGAAATATGATGAAACAAGTATTAAGGTATTATCACATGAGAGTGCCTCAGAAGCATTTCCTTGGCTTAAAATCGAAGAACTAAGCCGATTGTATGATGTACCTCTTGAATGTGTACAGAGAGGATTTGAGGCATCATTTCAGTTAGGTATATCACCAGACTTTTATATCAATAAATATGTATTAAAACAAGACTTGCCTGTTAATAAAGAATTATTAGAAATGTATAAGGAACTAAATAATGATAAGCGTAAATGTATGTAAAGAAATCGAAGCAGACGTAGAAGTAGGTATCTATAAAGTACAAGATAGGGAAGGTACTGAGGTAGAAGTAGATGAGGCTTTCTCGGACAGTGATGGAGACTTAACTATTATACTAGATACTTTATTCCTTAGCGATAACTACAAGGCCATGTTGACATGGTTAAACCAACATGGGTTACATAATGTAAGTGACTTAGAAAGCAAACTAAGGAGCCATGATGTTACAAGCGATTAAAGCCATTCAGAAACACCCAGAGATGGGTAGAAAGAAGTACATAAGAAACCCTAATCAGGCTGCCCAAGCTAAAGAAAAAGAACAGCTAGTGCAGGATATATTAAACTACTGTGCCAGAGAACGAACCATCAATGATATTGCCAAGAAGTTTAAGCTCTTGAAAGACAGAGTTAGGATCGTGATAAAAGAGCTTGATTCAAGAAAGCGCGTAAAAATAGAGACCAGACTATGTGATGGACACCACCGTAAATTTATAATCAAACTAGTAAAAAAGAGAATATTGTAACTGAATACCCTCACACCTAATAAGAGCCTATCTGTTTGTGGGTTTCACCTGACAGGCTACTTTGAAAACAATAGCAGCGTAAAAACCCGCACCCTTCAATTAAATAATCAAAAGAGAAATAATTATGAATAAATCAGAAAAGGTTGAAGCTATCTTAGCAGCAACAAAAGCAAAATATAGCCTAAAAGTAGAAGACTTTGAAGAACGTATTAGAGACTTTGCCGCTAACCATTATGTGTCTTTAACCGAGAATGTTAAGGCTAACACATGGTATAAATCCCTACCGGTTGAATATAAAGAATTTGTGAAAACAGTCACAGATATGTTTTCGTATTACACTAATAGAAATAAACATAGTGAACAATTCCTATTAAACATACCACCAAAACTAAACATAGGTAGAGATGGGGTGGTTCATCCTTTCAACACATACAGTAATTGTGTTCTAATCTTCACGTTTCCGGTTGTGCTATTAGATGAAACTCGTATACCAACTGATATAGCTGAAAAATGGCAGAAAGAACGCAGAGATTTAAATGATGAAATTGAAACATTTATGCAAGAATTATACACCGTGATCATGCCTATCACCACTGAAAAGAAACTAGCTGAAACTTTGCCAAATATGGTTAAATATTTCACCTTTGCTAGTGAAGGGACTTCCCTAGTTAATGTGGAATTACAGAATAAGTTAAACGAGGCTTTAGTATGAAATTTAGGCTAATTTTAAAAAGTGATGAATTAACAGTAATTACAGAAAATGGTGATATAGCCTGTATTAGAGAAGCAGAATCTATTCCTGGAGAAATTCCCAGAACAGCCGTAACTGATTACTACACATCTAAGGTAACTCAAGAAGGCATAACAAGTGATAACGTGTTTGAGGTACTAGCGGAAGGGCACATGTATTGTAATGATTGGTCTACACTAAAGTTTAATAACTATGTATTAGTAACCGAAGCACTGTCATGGTTGGAACCTGAAGTTAAAAACTGGGAAATGGTGAACAACCTATTCACAGAGATATTTAGACCATTATAAAATGTAAATGATACACGAACAAGGCAAGCCACTCAATTGAGTGGTTTTTTAATGTCTAAAATAAATAATTGTAGGAGAATACAAATGAATTTAGAAACAAAAATTAATAATATTAAAAACTACTTACTCAATATTGGGAAGTCAAAAATAAAATTGGCGATAGGAATACTAATACTTAAACGTAGTGAATATTGGAGAAGCACTAGATATGGTAGCTGGAGAAAATTTTGTGATGAACATATTGCGTTATCACAATCCTCTATTTACAGATACATTAAAACGGCAGAGTTAGCTGAAGATAATAAATTTACCTCAACAAACCTATGGGAAGTAGTACAGGCTATTGGTTGGAGTAAAGTACAGTTAGGTCTAACTAAAATTGGTAAAGATGAGCTTATTACCACTGAAGAATTTATTAAACGATATAAAGATATAAATTTAAATGAGCGTGTAACTTATTCAGAAGATAACCACAGCTTAATCGGTTTTACATTCAATCTACCCGAAGCTACCGCAAGTATACTAACAAAAGAGCTACTTGTTAGAGGTATGCGTATTACTAATAATAGCCGTTCAAATATGTCGGCAGCTATGGTAACACTCGTAAAAGATTTGATGGAAGAGGAATAGTAATGAATATAGCTGAATTTGAAGTAGGAACCAAATTACAATACTGGAATGGTACAAAGTTTATAACTACTGTAGTTGCAGGAATTCAGCTAAATCCTATAAATAATATTGTAGAATACAAGCTATTTTATAGGGAAGGAAGTAAAGGAAAACGAAATAGAATGTATGTTGTTGCTAATCCTGACAAGATAAAAGAATCAATACATTTTAAAAAATAAAGAATACAACAGTGTGCATTAGGTAGATGCCTAGGTTCAGATGTGAAGTAAATTTACACCTAGATAAGTGTGGTTCGAGTCCACTACTGTTACCATCACAATAGGTACGCTACCGTTGCTGCGGTAGTTTCTCGGAGTCTGGTCTATGCTCTTACCTACTATAGACCAACTAATTATAGGATTGTAAAAATGTTTATTAAATACACAGAGGAACAAGCTGCTGTAATTGACTACATGGTACAGAACGATGGAATAGTACTAGTAGAAGCAAAAGCAGGTACGGGAAAGAGTTTCATGTCAAGAAGGGTAGTAAAAGAGCTACCTATTAAATCAGGTATCTATACAGCATTCAATAAAGCTATTGTTGAGGAAGGTGTAAATAGATTCTCGGGTACACATATCGAATGTAAAACATTACATGCTTTAGCGTATAGATATGTAAAACCAAAACTAGAAATAAAAAGCTTTAGTTACAATAGTATTGTAGAAAAAATTACATACAGTGAAAAGCGTAAGATCATAGATGCTTTGGATACATTTTTTGTATCAGATTCTACGTGTATGGATGAATATTTTAAAAAATATTTTAAGAAACATGCAAGACGTAAATTCATGATCACTATAGCTACTGGTTATGTAACTAAAATGGTAAATGAGGAAGTAAATCCTACATTCAATTTTTTGCTTAAATACTTACATTTAATGTTAGTAGAGAAAACAGTAAGTATTACTGTAGACCTAATGATATTGGATGAAATAAACGATGTTACTGCGGTATCTTTAGAGATATTCAGACTCGTTAATGCACCTAAGAAACTAGGTTTAGGTGAAAGCCACCAAGCAATTTATGAGTTCTTAAATTTAGTTAATGGGTTTGAAATATTAAAGGATGAGGCTGTAACTATGGAGTTTACGCAATCTTATCGTTGCAGTGTAGATGTAGCAAGTCGTATAGAGTACAAGATGAAATCTTGCTTAGGTAAAAATTTCAAATTTAAAGGTACAGATAAACCTGTAACTAATGGTAAAACATTATATTGCACATTAACCAATGCTACCATTGTGGAGATGATACAGCAGAGATTAGAATGTGGTAAAAGCTTTACACTTCTACGTAAACCAGCAGATATATTTGCGGCACCTTTAGCTGTATTATCAGCTAGTAAAGGCAAACGACCATACCAATCTAAGTTTGAATTCTTATTAGATGTATTTGATGAATTCAAAGTACAAACAAAGTATGCTACGTACTTTCAATTCTTACTGCATGAAGTAAATGATGAGGAAATAAATAATGCTGTTAGAGTCCTTCAAAAGTTCTCTTATGATGGCGTTAATTTATACACACTATATAAAGATGCTAAAAATGCTAAACCAGATAAGAATTATATTATATCTACGGTTTTCACCGCTAAAGGGCTTGAAATGGAAACTGTGTATATAGCAGACGATCTAAATAAGAAGTTCTCACTGGCATGTGAGGGAAGACTCAGTGACTCTGATACTTTGACTATAGCACGATGTTACTATGTTGCCTGTAGTCGCTGTGGTGTGAATTTGTATAATGCACTGCTATAGGTGATTCTTGCTCACCTTTTTAAGCAAGAAATAAATAGGAAAAATTATGAATATAACTGAAATTTTAAGTAGTGACAAACTATCTGCTGAAGAAAAACTTTCACGAGTAGTAGATATTGTAGACAGTGCTAGAGATTCTTATGGAAATTTAGATGTGGATATTCCAGTAACTAAAATTAATACAACGCATGGGAATTTGCCATTCACACATCTAGAAAATGTATCTAAAGTAGAAATTTTAATTAATGAAGCTTTAAATATGAAATCTACTGCTATTGCAGTGGCGGAAGATAATCCAGGTATTGTATTAAATAGAAAAGTACAGGAACTGTTAGCGATAAATCCATTCTTTGCTAACATATCAACAAAGTCAGAATTTGAATACTTATAATACATAAAATGAATTCTATTAAAGCCCTTTAGATAACTATTGGGCTTTTTTATTTAAAAAGGACAACAGTATGTCTGCTGTATTTTTACCATTTATCACAAACTCTTCTTCAGAGGAGGCTATTTTCAAAGCCTTAATTAAACAGAAATATGGTATTAGTGAAGACGCAGTTATTAGAATATTTTCACACATAGTTATAATTGGAATAGATGTAATGAGAACAAAAATAAACTCATGCAATAAAAATGAAACTATGGAAATGAAACTAAATAAAATAGTAAATGCGTATCCTGAATATGCAATACCGAAAACTACATCAAAATTCTGGAAATATGTTATGTATCTTACAGATAAAGATAATAATTATTTTCCTACTTGTTCGTCAGAAGACAAAATTACACTATTTACTGTATTAGCAATATATGCCCCTGATAAACTGAAAAAATACATTGATACCACGGATATACATAAATACTCAGAAGAGTCATTTGATGAGTACGTAAAGTACTTAGAATGTATAAAAGTGAAAGAACATGATTCAAAGCGTATAGGGTTTACTTGTTGGGAAGAGTTTAAAGCATACGTAGCTATCAGTAGCTTAAAAGAGGATAAGGAACCCGATCCTATATGTCCAGTATTTATACGTACAGATGCAACGTTAACACGGGAATATTTATATAAACACGAACATTGCTCATCTCCCTATTGATATTATGGAATATTATAATGAAACACGCAAAATTTAACGATGTGTATAAGTTGGTGGACGCTAATATGGCTGTTCTGCTTATAGGTGAACGTGGGAGTGGCAAGACCACACTAGGTATGCAAATAGCAGAAAAGCTGGGTTTAGAATTTGCTAGTATGTCGATGACACGACAAACCACACTTTCTCATCTACTGGGGTTCATGAATGTAAATGGAGTATACATATCAAGTCAGTTGAGGGATGCAGTAGAATATGGAAAATTATATCTATTGGATGAAATAGACGCTGCCGACTGTAATGTTATATTATGTTTAAACACAATAGAGAATGGATATGTAGCCTTTCCTGATAAAATAGTAAAGGTACATGAAAATTTTAGATTAATGGCTACCAGTAACCCACAGGACAACCATAGGTCTTATAATGGTAGGGCTAAGTTAGATGAAGCGACGCTAGATAGATTCGACGCTGTGGATATAGAAATAGACAGTATGTTAGAGGAAAACATAGTAGGAAGTAATGTGTATATGCACATGGAGCTTATTAGGAAGTGTCTTAGAGAAACAAACTCGAGTACTTACGTATCACTAAGGGATTCAATGAGGTTTAAAAAGCATAAAGATCTAGAGTTACTAGATGGCTTCGTGGAGAGATTACTTCGAAAAGACGCAATAGCTCTAGAAAATTATGTTAAAGCTGTGAACACTATGCCCAAATTCACCTGTATAGAGGATTGTAAGTCACTGAAAGATATATGGGATCATGTAATGAAACAAGCAATAACTACCGAGGACTGATGATGACATCACCAATAAAAGAAAGATTTGATACAGATATAGCACTACCAGAAATATTTCCACAAGAATGGAAAAAAGAATTTAAAAGCCATGATAGATTACTATTTGATAATTTAGGTCAGTTTATTTTGACAGTATCTAAACTAACACAAATAGAAGATGATATGTGCGATATGTCCTACGCTGATGCCCTGAATAAATTAATAAAAAGTGAGTCAGATTTTCCAGAAAGTGAGCAAGAGAGTATTCGTAATCTTGTTAGAAGTAATTTGCTAAAACGAGGACTTATTACTGAGGAAGTCTACGAGAATTTTCAGTATTCTACTGATGGCACACAAGTAGGTATAGATGTGGGTAAATACGCAGCGGGTGAAGCAGATTGTGTAATAACGCCGTGTAAACAATACATGGATTTCTTTTATGAGTTGTATATAAGTGTAAGCTATCCACATCACGTTAGTAATGAGGATATAAGAAACAATGTAGCTAAACTTTTAGCTACTGTAGAAGAATTGGAACGTAAACATATATTCATTAAGGTGAATGTTATATTGCCTGCTCAAGGATCTGGATATATAGATGGTAAATATAGAAATTTTTTCTCTATTATACCTATATTCTCACATAAAGATTTCAAGTCAGTATCTGTAATGTCGTCAGTAGTTAATGATAGGTTATTGAGAAAATTTTACTTTGCCATATTAGAAGATTTTTATGGAAAAAATATAAGTGACGGATATGGTAAACCAGTGCAACTAAGTAAAGCTATGAATATAGGGCATGAATTTAATGAAGTAGAGATATTTGAGTCTATAGAAAATGCTGTAGGATTCTCAGATGTATAAAATAAAGTAATAGGAAGTATGATGAAAGATAGAGAGAATGAAACAAAATTGTTATTGTCTAACTACGTAAAAATACGCTGTGAAAAGTTAGACGCTTACCCATCGATAATAAGCAGCGCTATGGACTGTATAAGCGGGGCTATGCCTTTTAAATTAAAATTGGCGATTACTTTATCAGAATTAATCTCTTTTACGAGTCATTTACGTAAACCCATACAGTTACATGATGGAACATTGGTTCCTACCAATGCTATATTCTTTGCACTAGCGGGTTCTGGTCAATCGAAGGATAAATCATTAAATGCTATACGAAAGTCTCTAAGCTCTGGTTACACACAAATGGAAGATCAGCGTAAAGAATTTGCTAGAACTAAGGCTGAAAGTACAGCAAGATTGGAAGGTGATGAAGCTACTAACTGGGCTAAATACTATAAAGCACCAAAATCATTACAATGTGGTTTAGGTACGGTAGAAGGATTGGTACAGCATTTTTCAGATTTATCTGAAAACCCTATAGGCGCTGGGTCTATATTATCTAATGAAATTGGTAGTGAGCTTCAAACCAATGGAAATATGATAGATATTATAAAAACAATATCTATAGCTTATGACTTAGGAAATATTCCACCTAAAATCGTTAAGTCTTCTGAAAACCAAACAAGTGAAATTAAAGGTTTACCTATTAATGCACTGTTCTTTGGAGCACAGGAGGCTATATTATTTGATAACCAAATAAGAAACAAATTTAAATTAGTATTCAATACCCAACTAGCTAGACGCAGTATGTTTACGTTCTCTCCAGAAGCTACTGAAAAGCTATATATAAAATCAATAGATGAATTATATAAACTACGTGAAGCAGAAAGAGAACGCGTATGTAAAGCTCAGGAATATCTAAATAATTTAACTAGTAAATTAGTATTAGATACGACTAGTGATCCATTAACTATATCCAAAGATGCTATGAGATTGTTTGATGTGTATTTAGAAAGCAACGCAATAACATCAGATAGTATGTCTAATAAATTCCCTATTTCTAAGCTTAGTAGGCGGCATAAGCAGTGGTTAGCACTTAAACTATCAGGTACTTACGCCATCTTAAGTGGTGCTGATCATATATTGGAAGACCACTATACTTATGCCATCAATACAGTAGAATTACTGTCAGATGATTTAAGTAACTTTGAACGAGAGTTAATTAAAGAACCGTATGAACAATTAGCAGATTACTGCAAAATGAACGCAGAAGAGGGTGAGTTTGGGGTAACTCTACACGAGCTAAGAAAACTATCTTATGTAACAGGTACAGGGGCATCATCAGGTAAGATTGACGAACTGTGTAAATCTGCAAATAGCTATGATACATCAGGAACATATGTATCTAATGATGGTGGAATATTATATAAAGAGATTGTGAAAACAGACTTGGTTGATGTAACTTACAAAATATTTGATACTACCTTACAAGGTAAAGAATTAAAGGATTTTATGTCCCGTAATTCTAAAGATGGTTATGATATATTTCAAACTAGCTTTGAGGATTTAGAGAATCTATTGACAGAAAATGCTGTCTATACACCATTCAAGTTTATAGATGGTATCAGAAACAAAAATAATTTGATAGGCGGTGCTAAATTTGTGGTGTTAGACATAGATAAGTCGGTACTAACAGATGATGAAGCGCATATACTACTTGGTGAATATAACCACTATATCCTACGTACCAGCAATAAAGATAATGAATTTAAATTCCGTGTCATAATGGAAATGGATTCTATTGTGGATATTGATGAACGTCTATGGAAAGCCTTCATTAAAGAGGTGGCTGATGAATTGGGGTTAATAGTAGATTTATTACCACAAAGTCAAATATTTATATCTTATGCAGGACGAGAAATTAAAAAGAATCTTGAAGGTAAAACATTACAGTCTAAATTCTTAATAGAAAGAGCTATAAGTAGAGTTAAAGATGCTCCTAAAGCACCTGGTACACTACCAGCTAAAGAAAAGGCGGCTAAGCTATCCGATCCAAGAATAACATTCTCAGTAGGATTTGAAGCAGAACCAGGTGAACGTTCCAGTAAGATGTATAGGATGTTAGCCTATGCTATTGATTTGGGAGCCGATAAGGAATACATCATAGATTTAGCGAATAAGATAAATAAATACTGGAGTAATCCATTGGATGCAGATAGGTTAGAACATACTCTGGTTACGCCAGCATTACGAAGACTACAGGAATATAATAAATGACATGGATCTATAAGGGTAAGATCATAAATTGCCATGAAGATCTCTTACCAGAATGTACAGATATAGTTTACTGTATCTATTATGTATCTGGTAAGAAATACATAGGTAAAAAGACTACACGTTCAATGCGTAGATTAAAACCTACTAAAAAACAACTGGCTATACGTAAGAATTTTAAAAGAGTAGAACTAAAGAATATACCCTTTGTAGACTATGAAGGATCATCTAAGGAAACCGAGGGAGAAACAGTAGATCATAAGGAAATACTTTATCAGTGCTCTTCAAGAAAAACTTCTACTTATATTGAAACAGCAATTCTATTTAATGAAAATGCTATATTTGAGGGTGAGTATTTAAACTTAAATATATTAGGTAAATTCTTCGATTCAGATCTTAAAGGACTTCTTGATAGTGAGTAAGTGTTATGAATAAGATTATAGAGGTCGAATATAAGTTATACACATCTACTTATAGTATAAGAAATAAAATACCTGAGTTACTAGCTAACAATAGTATTATATCTTTTGATTGTGAAACTCGTAGTGTCTATAATAAAAGCGATAGGGATGATGCTAAAGAGTACCTTAAACAAGTAACTACGGCAGACCCTTTATATAGTCAGGCTAGAATGGTAGCAGAATCTAGTGGTTTAAGTTACCCATCCTTAGTAAGAACTACACATTTCTTATTTGGAGAAAGTAAAAATAAAAGCCATATAGTAGTGTGTTACACAAGGGAATTAGAAGTATATTTATGGAATCTAATTGCTGATTACAAAGGGAAGCTACTGGTACATAATGCGTTATACGACTTGAAAATAATGTATCAGCGCACTGGTAAATTACCTATTGATTATGTAGATACAGCTCTTATGGTTAAATGCTTAGTTAACCACACAGAAATATGGAAAGCTAAGGTAGGTCTCAAAGGATTAATGGGGGAATATTATGATCCAAGATGGTCTCTTATGAATGATTATGAACCAGTAAATCTAAAAGATAATGAGTTTATTAGGTATTGCAGTATTGATGCTGCATCTACTTATTATTTGCACGAGTTAGTGCTGAAAGAATTTGAGAAGACCAAGTAGCTACATATCTATATCTTCATCATAGTCAGTAGATAATGAAAATAATGGAGGTATCCATTTACCTTTACCATTACTATTAATTACGTATCTAAGTTTATAAGGATCTGATTCCTTAATATTAGGATCTGGATCTTTAAATTCTGTATCTACCTTAAAAAAACTCATATAGCACTCTCATATCAATTTATAACCTATGTCATAGCTTTGGAATTGTACATGATAAACATCACAGTATTAAATAAATATAAAATGCATAAGGGAACAGCAGGTATTTACATAGGAAGAGGAAGTCCATTAGGAAACCCATTTGTAATCGGTAAGCACGGTACTCGTAAAGAGGTCATAGAAGCCTATAGGGGCTATTTAAAGGAAAATATAGATAATGATACTCCAAGTATTATAAACGCCTTAAATGACTTAGCAGAAGCTGCTAGTACTGATGAAGGTGTTAATCTTATATGTTTTTGTAAACCTGTATCTTGTCATGGAGATGTAATTAAAGAATTTATAGAAGAGGCTTTAAAGGAGAAATAAATATGACAACAGAGAAGTTACGTCCTTGGACTAGATTGCCTTTACCACAACCAAAATTATTCGATCCAGGCGTTGAGTATTTTTATGAAAATTTTGTACGACCATTAAGCGATGACATGATTAAGCTAATGTGTACAGGAATACATATTGATAAGTACGCTGTGGAAGAGTTACGATCAACCATTGATGATGTATTGAGCAACGTCGATGCACTACTCTTAAGAAATCCTATTATTAAAAAGTATCAGGAAAAAAGAGCGATAGTTGCACAGAAGGTGCATGTAAAAAAATGTATGTCGTCTGTAAGAACACCTGAGTATTTCTATAGGGAATACAATAATAGTGTCATACATAGAACATGGGTAGTTAATACTTATTTAAAATCTATAGGAGAAAATAAGGATATTAAGGATTCTTGGACGGTACGTGAGCTGAAAAACTATAATACATATAAAGTAAATGAAATTATAAGAAGTATCGTAGATAAATCAATATCTAAGAAATCTACTGTATTAAAAGCGGGAATGCAAGCTTTAGCCGAATATAAAGCAGAATTATGGAATAGACCTAGACGAAATAAAAGTAATGAAACAGCTGATTTAGACTCTTTTAATTCAGGTTCAGCAAAGCAGAAACAAGAGTTATTTGACATGTTAGGCATAGAACCTATGGCGTTCTCAGATACAAGCGGTAATGGTAGTTGGGGACGGGAGTACATTGAGCTATTGCTTAGACAGTCGGATCATAAAGACAAAGATTTTGATGAAGTTCTACAGTGTATTATAGATTACTCATTTAGTGGCATTATACGAAATAACTTTCTCAAAGCTTTTGACACCTACACTATTAATGGTGTGCTACACGGGAATATAAAGTTATTCGGTGCTAAATCGTTAAAAAGTTGGAGTTAGGCTATACTCATGTTACCATTTGATGATAATAAACAAATGATAAAATGATAACAAGTATGGCGAGCGTAAACTTAGTGATTAAAGAGTACAGGGTAGAAAAGAAATCAGACAAAGGTAAAGGTGTAAGAACTAGACCATTTGTGGATTTTACTTGTGGACAGTGTAAAAACACTGTAACTCTACCATTAAGCAATTACAAAGAGGAAAAGCCGTGTATAAAATGTCTAAGACATAATACAGCTCAGGCTAAGTTCTTTGCAAAGGCTAAAGAAAAATTCGGTAACAGTTATGATTTGAGTAAGGCGGTGTATATATCTCCAACAACTAAGTTGGAAGTTGTATGCACAAAGCACGATAAGAGTCACTGGGTAACTCCAGTTAGGTTTGTTACAGCTGCGTATAAATACATAAAAGGGCATTCATCAGGTGGTGGGTGTGTGGAATGTGCTAAAGAAATGCAGCTTACAAAAAACCAAAAAGGTATAGAATACTACTTGCAATTTCTTGAACTTAGATTCCCAGGATTTCATGTCCTAAGACATGGAGACGGGGTAAACGTTCAAGAGAGAATCACACTTAGATGTGAGTACCATGGGGAGTTTACTACTACACTACATCGTATAGCAGGTAAGCACACAATACACCTGTGCGGGAAATGCAATAGCGATTTAAATGCGTGGAAAACTCGAATGGCTAGAACAGACATTAAAGGAAAGGTGTATTTTGTATACCTTCCTGATATTGGAATGTTCAAGTGCGGTGTTACATATAGAGAAGTACATGCACGTATGAGGGAGCTTAGGCTTACGTATGAAATACTTTGGGTATTGGACTTTGATACACTGTCAGATGCTTACCACTTTGAGTACCGATTTTTTCGTCATCATAAAGACCTGAGATATAAGGGCGATAGACTTATAGAACAGGGAGGATATACTGAGTTGATGACATCTTTAATTACTAAACCAACAGAGCGATTCGTAGAAGAGATTCTGCGTCTAAAAGAACCTAAAACGGGAAAATCTGACCATTAAGTTGAAGACAATCCGTTACTAAATCAGCAGAAATGTTGTAAATGTCCAACGACTATCCCGTAGGGGAGTACACTCAAGTGAGTGGAAACGGTTCTAATCCAGACAGGTAATGCTGCGGATTTTGATATAGTCTACTCTGCATGGAAACATGCAGCAGTTCAGCAACGTACTTGACTACGTTGTACCGCAAATTAGTGGCTAAGTGAGAACGTATACAGAAATAACGAACTGTATAGAATACAAGGTTAGAAATACATCCAACAGTCCAAATCTATTAAATACGCCAAGTACTAAATCTATCTATGCTAAACCTCTTAAAAGATGTCTTACTGCGCCTGATGGTATGTTGGTAATTCAGTGCGATTTTCAGTCCTTAGAGGATGTAGTTTTGGCGAATATATCAGGAGATGAAGGTAAAATATCTATACTTACGGATAAAACGTTAGACAGCCATTGTTATAACGCATTTGGCTACTTCAAAGAAGAAGTCGAAAACATAGTAGGTTCGGAAGGGAGCACAGTAGATAAGGTTAGACGATTTAAAATAGGCGTAGATGAAGGAAATAAGGTGCTTAAAGATATAAGACAAGCATCTAAACCACATACATTTGGGTTAGCTTATGGTAAATTTCCTGATGAGCATAAGGGTGGTGCTATAACTCAGGAGATATTTGATAGGTATCACAATGTTCTGTATCCAGGAGTTACTAAATTCCGTGAAGAGTATGTACTTAAAACGGCTAGAGAGCAGAGATACATCCATTGTGGATTAGGGTTCAGGATATACACAGATGACCCTGATAAGGATATACGAACACTAAATAACTCATGTAGCCAGTTCTGGTCAATATTAACCCTAATAGTAATAAATGAACTAAACTACAGAATTTCAGAAAAAGGTTGGGAAGATAAAATACAAATATGTTCAACAATATATGATTCTATCTATGCCTACATAGTACCAGACCCTGAAATAATACGTTGGTACAATAACAACGTTTATGAGATAGGAAGAAAGGATTTTATGGAAGGGCAGGTGGTTAAAAATAATTTAACTTGCGGTATAGGAAGAAACTGGGGAGAAGAGTTAGCTATACCTGTAAATGCTTTAGTAGATGAAATTAAAGAAATACTTAAACAAATGAAGGAAGAGTAGGATGAATTTTAGAGAAAAATACTTAGAATACGACTACGAAAAGTCGTATCTACCTGATGACTGTAAATTAAATATAAGCCCAAGTGGTTTTGCTAATTTCATCAGCAGGAAACATCAATGGTACAGAGAACATGTCTTAAAAGAAGATGGCTTCCTAGGAAGTACATCTAGTGTTCTGGGAACCATCGTACATGCTATTGCAGCAGCAGTGGCTAATAGTGAAAAAGTAGATGTACAAGCAATAGAAAAATATGTTTACTCAAACAACCATTTAGAAGATTTTGATTCTGATACTGTTCTAAGTAATTATGAAAGTATGGCAACTGAGTTGGTAAACAACTATGTACTTCCCAATATGGGAAATTACTTGGAAGTTGAAGCTACCAAGATGGCTAGTATTGGTAATGGGATTTACGTATCCGGAAATTTAGATGTAACGGAAGGAAGTAAAGAAGACGTATGCGTTGTGGATTACAAAACTTATAACTCCAAAACTAAACCTAAAGCTATCCCACAAAATTACAAGTATCAACTTTTAGTTTATGCTTATCTACTGAAGAAAAATGGGTATAATCCTACACGTATCAAACTTGTGTATATCAATAGAAATATAGACGGTGGAATAAGCGAGAAAACAGGTAAACCTCTTAAGAGTTACCCACCAGAGGTAACCGTTCTAATAGAATGTATTACAGATGAAGATATTGAATTTATTTCAAGCTTATTGGAATTATGTAAGGACTCTGTTGAAGCATCAGAGAAATACCCAGAACTAACCTATGTAATTTGGAATGATCCTAGATTACGAACACAATAAGGAAAAATATAATGTCAGTTAAATTATTAATATCAGGATTACCAAATACAGGTAAAACTACATTATTACAATCATTGGATAATGTTCTAGTGATTGCACGAGATGGTAAACGTTATCCATTTCCACAACCACATGTAAATATTCCTGATTTTACGTCAGCGGATGAGCTTATAGCAATGATAGTAGATAAAATAAACGCTTA